AACTAGCCGAAGATATAGATTGGGACAAGACAACTTTAAAGAATAAAGAAGAACTGAAAGAGAAGTATGGCAAGAACGGATTTAAGGCTGTAGCCTACGTCGCACTCACTAAAGCTATGACCGGAGACGTACAGGCTATGAAGTGGCTTGCAGAGAACTGCTACGGCAAGCACCTAGATATTACAAGTGGTGGTGAAACTCTACCAACGGTTATAATAGAAAATGTATATGGAAACAAACCAAACTTCCGAGTCAATAATGAGGTTGCCGAGACTGATAACGTGGCAGCAGACAGTAACCCAGAATAACGCACGATTTAAAATACTTAGATGTGGACGTAGAACTGGTAAGACTTTTTATTTTATTATAGATAGTTTATCGCTTGGGTTACTCTATCCTAATTTATCTACGGCGTATGTTGGCTTAACGTATGGTCATGCAAAAGATGTGGTATGGGAAGATTATATAAAGCTTGCCGGTGGATTGATTGAATATAAGAACAGCCAAGAGTTAATAATACGACTACATAATGGCTCACGCATAAAATTATATTCATGGGATTCAGTAGATAACATGCTTGGTAAGAAGTATCACAAGGTTTATTTAGACGAAGCTGCAGTAGCTCGTAATCTAAAGCAAGCCTGGAATGACGTTATAGAACCCACACTATTGAACTATCATGGCGAAGCATGGTTTACATCAATGCCTAGAGGCAAGGGACAATTCAAACAGCTAATAGATGATTCTAAGAATAAAGACGATTGGCAAGACTTCCATTTCACGAGCTATGACAATACATCTATACCGAATATTAAAGATGATCTTGATAGAAAGCGTAAAGACATAGCACCGTCTGTATTTGCCCAGCAATACCTTGCCGAGTTTACCGATCTTGAAGGTCGCATCTATACAGAGTTTACACGAGACAATGCATTGCAGTATTGTCCATTTGAACCAGAGCGTTATGGATTTAGTGTTGACTTTGGATATAATCACCCGCTTGCAGCATATGTATATGCTTTAAGTAAAGATGACAAGATACACGTTATGAAAGAACTCTATATGAGAAAGCTAGATGATAAGATGCGGCTCAATGCAATTAGAGATCTGACAGCTAACTATAATATTGATATTGCCGTAGCCGATTCAGAAGATCCTATTGCTATTGTACAACTAAACCGGGAGTTGCCATTCAAAGTAGACCCGGCTGTTAAGGGCAAGGATAGTGTATTACAGGGTATTAACACAGTTAAGTCAGCATTCCACTCAGGACAACTCACAATTAGCGATAGATGTGTCAATCTCATAGATGAGTTAGAAACATATGCTTGGAAGATGGATAAAGATAATCATGAGACAGATCAACCCGTAAAAGAGAATGATGATGCAGTAGATAGTTTAAGATACTTTGTTACAATGATTAACAACCGCAATCTGATTACGCTTGATGACATTATATTGTGATTATGATAAAATGCTCATAGAGTCCTGGAGACCGTAATTAGAGGGTAACAACACATGAAACTATCACAGCGGTTTCGCAACGCTTATACAGTTTTTATAAACAAACAACAACTCGGCAACTCCGTTAATGGCGAAGTCATACGAAACCTAACTGGTGAATCAGATTTCTCACCCCGCAGACAACTTTACGGTATAACCTACAAAGCCATAGATAAGATTGGTAGCAGTCTTTCTATTTATGAACCTGAAATACACAAAGCTAATGGCGATGTGTACATCAATCACCCAATCTTAACGTTATTTAACTATCCTAACCGCATACAAAAGAATCCATCAGACTTTGTACACTTATTTGGTATGCTCTTTGAAATCTATGGCGAAACATTCTGGTATCTAGCTCGTGGTGAAAACAGCCGCAAGATTAAAGAGATATATCTTCTAAACCCTTCTCAAATGGAATTAGTTATAGAAGAAGGTGAACTTGTTGGCTACATGTTAAATAAGGCAGATGGAACTAAAGTACCTTTAACTCTTGACGAAGTATTACATGACAAGCGACCTAATCCGTTCAATGAATGGCGTGGTATGTCAGTTATGGAGAAAGCTAGTACCTATATTGATACTGAAATTACTACCGCAGTATTTACACTTAACTACATGAAGAACAACGCAAGCCCAAGCGGTATTGTTTCATTGCCTGACATGGACCGAGAAACATTCAAACAGTTTGCGGCACAATGGCGAGAGGGTTATGAAGGACCAGAGAACGCAGGTAAAACAGCTTTCATTCGGGGTGGGCAAGCTGATTTCAAAGCTGTAGGTGCAACACTAAAAGATGTTGATCAAGAGATTACTCGTAAGATGGCTAAAAATGACGTTCTTATGATGCTTGAAGTACCAAAGGAAATGCTTGGCATGACAGACGGCGGTGCATTAGGACGAAATACTGTTGAAGCATTTAGCTATGTCTATAACAAAGAGAAAATTGAACCTATCATGCGACGCTTGGACCGTATCTATGAGCAGATAGCTATGATGGATTCAGGACGTGGTGAAGTCGTTAATATTACTCATGAATCTCCAGTACCAGAAGATAAAGAATATGAACACATGCTACATAAAGACCTAGTTAACGTAGTACTAACGGTCAACGAAGTGCGAGAAGAACTAGGATACATGCCTATAGAAGGTGGTGATGATCTACCTACTACCACAGGCGTAGTGCCCCCAATGGAATCAACTGAAGATCCGTCACTGTCAAAGCAAATAGTGCTTAAGAAGCCATTAACTAAGTCAGAGAAACTTAAGAAACTTAATACGGATCAAGAAGCATTTAGGAGCAAACTGGTGGAAACAAATGATTTATACGCTAAGAGAGTTAAGAGAGACATAGCTAAATTCGCATTATCGCAAGAGGATCGTATCATTGCTAACATAGATGCATCTAAAAAAGCCTATGAAGATTGGCTATTCAGCGTTAAAGACGAGTCCGAAGCACTTGCTACATTACTAACTCCAACTATCATTGATCTTATTGAAGCACAGGGTGAAGATGTAGCTAATTTTATTACTGGTGAGCTATTAACCGTCACACCAGAGATGCGTAAGACTGTAGAAGCCCAAATTAAGCAGATTGCTGGTTTATATAATACTGATACAATCGCTGCACTTGAAAAGACAATTACAGAAGGTCAGCAAGCTGGTGAAAGCCTTGTAAAACTAAAGAAACGAGTTGAATCAGTATATTCAGATGCTAAAGGCTACCGAGCAGAAAGAATTGCACGAACTGAAAGCCTAAAAGCAAGTAATCGTACAGCAGAGATGGTATATAAGCAAAATGGTTATACCACAGTAGAATGGTTTGTTAATCCCGGTGCTTGCGAGTTTTGTCAGACATATGCAGGACGATCTAAAACTATTGGAACTAACTTTACTAATATAGGTGATGTAATTACTGGAGATACGGGTGGTACAATGAGAATTGAGTATGCAGACATAGATACGCCACCATTGCACCCGAACTGTACATGTTCACTAGTACCTGGCGGCAGAACAGCAGGAGAATAGTATGGATCAGAAAGATCTATCACTATACCTTGAAGAGCAAAGAACAGAGTTGATATCCCTTAATGAGGGCATTGATCAGCTTAGTGGTTTAGTCCAGAAGCAAATAGATACTTATCAGCCACCGGTCAGCGATGTTAAAGTTGAAGGTAACGTAAAGGTGAACACTGAGAAAGCCGTAGAGGTTACTAACCTTGAGGAACTGCAGAAGTGGCTCGGAAATCTAGGTGAGACCGTCACAGAAGCGATTGAGACTAATAAACCAGAGCAAGTGACTGAGATTACTGTTAAGAACATTGCAGACGCTCAGCAACCCGATATAAAGGTCACAAACTTTAAGGAGTTATCTAAGTTCTTTGACCAGCTTAATGAGAACATACAAAATCTTCCACAGCCATATGTCAATGTAGAAAAGCAAGACGTAGTATTCCCGACTACTTCAAACAATCCTATATCTGTACGCTTAAGTGATGGCAAGAGTTTTTATAATGCTATTACAGCATACGCAGACGCTAACAGGGTAGATACACAATCTATAGTCACTGAATTACAAACGCTTAACTCATTAGCACCTACTCAATACGATTACATTGGCATAACATATCCAACAAGCACTCAGGAAGTATATACATATAGAATAGGCGGTAACAGCGGAACAATTGTTTCTACAATTACTGTCAATTATGTGAGTGCAACT